GCTTCTACTCCTCTTTTCTTAAAGGATGCACCGTATTTCTTTAGTGTTGCTTGAGCTTTGGCCAATGATTTAGCTTTTTCCTGAGCCTTCATATTCTGTCCTGCTTTCTTAGCAGCAGAAACTTCGCCCTGTAATTTAGCTACTTTACATTTAGCCATACATGCCTGTCTTCGAACTGTATTCAATTCATATGTTCCACAGCGTTTTGTACAAACATCAAACTTGGAACGAATTTTTCTATATGCAGACCACATAACAGGTGCACCGCTGAAACCAGCTGTAGTCATATATGACTTACGTACTGTTGCAACTCTACCGCCTGCTTCACTAACTGCAAATCTATCATTAACGATTTGCTCAGCAGACTCATCCAGATTTACAATCTCACCGTCTAAGATTAGTGCTTTAACTTGTCCATCAGTTGCTTCATGTTGGATAAACTTTAACAACTGAAGTTTTGTTGCTACTGATATCTTGGCTTCTTTAACTATAAAAGCAGCCAGTAGTCTATTTTGTAAGTCGTCTCTCATTTTTTTCTCTCCTTTTAATCTTTTGTCCTTAACTTTACTAATTGTTGATCAAGATTCTTTATCATTCTGATAAACCGTTCTTGACATTTTTCGGGTTTAGCAGTCTGATTACACTTAGCAGCTTCACGCCGAAGGACGGCAATTTTTTCAGCATATGCTCGCAGCATATATCGTTTTTTACAAAGTCTCTTCTCCTTACCAGGTTTATCAGCACATAATCTTGCTGCTTCACCGAAGAAGTGATTAAAAACCTTCCCAGCCAGAGCAGTCGCTCTAGTGAAAATTACACCGGAAGCATAATAAGCAGCAATAGGAGCCACTTCTTGTAAAAATTTATCTAACTCCAGTTCCTGCTTTTTGGTAACATTTCCAATCTTGCCCTCCACAACAAACAACTTTAGTTGTGATTTAGAAGCACCTCTTACGAATCTAAGTAATTGTACCTTACTAGATGCACTAAGAGATGCTTCATCAATAAGGGCGAATGAAACTAACTTAAGATTTATCATTTTATAAATCCTTATTATCCAGTTCCGCCGCCAATGGTATCTCCATAGCTTGTAACAGCAGCCTGTGATGGTTTCATGTATGTGCTGATAAATTGATCACACTTAGCTTTTACCCATGGTTCATGCCAAGCATAGTCAACGTTAAATTCAATCTCAACATCCAATCGACCGACAGTTTCAACATCACTTGTAAATAGATCTTGTGGATCTTTAGATGGAAAAACTCCATCATAACAAGCATAGTATTCTACTGTTCTACCGTCTGGAGCGGTCGTCCAGTAATATATAAGTCCGGCATAACTTCTCTTTGAGTATCCGATACCATCATCTCCATCTTCCAGCTCGGGATCAGCAACACCAGTTCTATAGTCTCTGATCATCTTCACCCAATTATGCATAATATCCAGAATTGGGGTTTTGTTAAATTCAAAGAACTTAACAGAAACTGTGTTTCCGTAGTCGATGTTTCCAGGAACTGCCCATTTTACACCGCCTAACCCTGTATACTCAACTTTATTTAATGTTCCACCTGGAGGTGTAACAGAAAGACAAGAAGCCGCAAGGACTTTCTTAATATCATTTTCATTATCTAGTCCACTGATTCCCCCACTAGATACAATCATTTGAGCTAACTTTGGAGGGATCTTATCAAACCAGATAAAGTGATAACCGGTTACATAAGGATCGGCAACACCAACAGATGTTCCTCCAAATTTTCTAGTGAATTGATTAGTTTGGATCTCAGCAAATGAGTTTTTAATTCCCATTTTGGTAATCCTCCTTGTTGCTTACACAACTCTATATTTAATACGTTTTTTGATAACGTTTAGGACTACTTCCCAGTCCCCGTTTGGTATATGAATCGCTTTATCATCTATATAAAAATCTGCTGCTAACTTTTCTGCTGTAATTTTGTCAAAATGAATCCCGTGCTTATTCAACCACTTTCCTACTTTTTGGATTTGACTGTTATGGCCGCCTCCTAGTTCTTTCGCATTAGCTTGTGACGCACGAGTGGTGAAGATAACTATTTCGTAACCTTTTCTTTTTAACCATTCTATAACTTCTTTCGCTCCCTTGAAGGGATCATCGTAAACAGTACCATCACCATAACCTTTTGAATACTTATGAATAGTACCGTCTAAATCAATCATTGCTCTTCTAGGTATCTTTTCTAATTTGTTCTCGGGATAAATAGTTCGTATAATTTGTCTTTTTTTCTTCTTTGGTACTTTTGGAAAAGAATCAATCGCAAACATGGATTCCGATCCAAAATCAATAGGTTCAATAAATTTTTTTCCCATTTTAAATACCAAAACTCATTTTATATTTTGTTCTCAGAATGTACACCAATCGTTAGCAAAACTTACTCAAACTATATATATTAATAAGTGAAACCAAATTGTATTTATCATTTATAGGAAAGGAGGTATAAAATTGGGTAAAGCAAGTAGTGGTATAGGAATAATGCCGATCGTCATTGGTTTATTTTTTGCTTATAATTTATTCTTTGATGACGACGATGAAAAAGAAGTTACCGTAGAAGAACAAGCAACTGAAATCATCGAAGACGTCAAAGAAAAAATTGAAGAAATCAAACCAGAAGTTGAGATTGTCATTGAAAAAGCTAAAAAGGAATTTGAGGAAGTCAAAGCGGAACTAGAAAAGGAGAAAGTTCCAGAAGAAGCAGAAGAAAAAGTCACTCAAAAACAACCCCCACAAATCATAAACCCACCAGAAAAGGATGAACCAAAAGATGATGAAGAAGGGGTAAAACTTTAAGGAAGGAGACCTTGATGTTCAACGCTGATAAACACTTTGTAAATGATGACTATGAAATCTTCTTCGATACATCAACCGGGTTTGAGATAATGAGGGGAGTTGACGGAAAACCTGATCCATTCAAATTAGTTCTCCCCTCACTACTTGACATTGGAATAATGGGAACCTGTGAGCACAAGTGTGCATTTTGTTATCAAGGACATTTGAATCAAGATAACATGAAACTTGGAGATTTTAAAACTATTATTGATCAGGTTAAGCACCACACAAATCAGGTAGCGCTAGGAGGTAGAGGAGACCCAAATCTACATGAAAACTTCAAAGAAATTGTGGAGTATGCCAGGGAAAATAATGTAGTTCCCAATTACACTACAAGCGGAATGGGTCTTACAGATGAACATATTGAAATCTCCAAAATGTGTGGAGCTGTTGCAGTTAGTGATTATAAATCTGATTTTACATATGAAGCATTAGATAGATTTATGGATGCTAAAATAAAGACTAACATTCATATGATTTTCTCCCAACCATCATTTGAAGATTGCGTTAAAATTCTATATGGGCATAATCCTTGGAGAGGTAGCGGCACAGGAAATCCTTCTAGAGTCAATATAGATAAGTTAAATGCAGTTATTTTTCTTCTATTTAAACCCGCCGGTGCTGGTGTAAACCTTATAGGAATGAAACCAACCGCTTATCAATTTGATGTTTTTTCTGATTTAATTTTTAAATCAAAAGCAAAATTTAAAATTGGAATGGATTCCTGTCTGGTTAATCATGTAATCAAAAACTCATCCCCGACTGCCTTACAAGAATTATCAATTGATACTTGTGAAGGGGCAAGGATGTCAGCGTATGTTACTCCAGATATGGTTTTTATGCCATGCAGTTTTGCAAATAGAAACGAATGGGGTGTCTCTATAAATGGTAAAAACGATATTGACTATATTTGGAACCGATCACATAAATTTAAAAGATTCCGAACTATGTTACAAAAGACTAAAGATAGATGTCCATTAGGATTATAACATGAACCTTCTTAAAATATTAGAAAAACTTATTACAAAACCCGAACCAGTTAAAAGACGGAGTGTTAATATGGCAACGAGATCTGGTAATATGAATATGGATGACCCAGATGATTCTAATGAATTAGCAGTAACTCTTGAGCACTATTTAGTGGCAGAAGTTGTTGCAATTCCACCTGAGTTTGAGCTAACACATCATCTGAAAATGCGAGAGCAAATGGGAATTTTTGAGTCGACTAAAGTTAGTCTTAAAGAACTTCTGATAATGGCAGATGGAGTCAAATATTCCCCGTTCTTTATGATAATAAACAATCTTAATATTTCAATTCAATCTTGTATGTACTTCCTTCACATAATCAATGAACTTGGTCTGGTACTAAAAGGAGTTCATAATCCAATCAGAAAAAGCGATACGTACGAAAGATTTACGAAAGAATGGGATCAAAACAAGTGGAATATTATTAGAGGCCAAGAAGTTAAATCTTTACACTTCATCATAATAAATGTAGTTCCTTTCTTACAGCAAGATGCCGTCGATGAAGCTATTAAAATTGTTAATAATATTTTAAGTTACCAAACAGAAATTGAAAAGGAGTTAGCCAAATGAAAAAATACCTTGTCGCAGCAATTATCATTTCATTCTTGATTCCAGCCGCCGTTTTTGCTGTAAAAGCTGTTCGAATTAATAAATTTATGGCGATTGATAAAATTGGCCCTCAGAATTATAATCTGGAAACTCTTCGCATTGACGATCCGGACAATCCGTTTGTGAGCATTTATGTCACACATATCATATGTGATTTTTCATTTTCGGATCCAAGCAATGTTTCAATTGCTGCACGTCTTACAGGGAAGATTCCAGTGAAGGATGGAAAACAAGTGATCAATACCAAAGTGGATCACAACGTTGCCAACTTAAAAAAATCCATTGGTAGTAAGGTCATGCGGGTTTCAAGGTGTTATGATAAGGTAAAAAATGTTTTAATTTACCGAGTCTATACCACGAAGCTGTTTGACGGTTCAATGAAACATTCAATGTCAGTTGTTCCATTAGGAATGCCGCTGACACCTTAACGACGGAATGAAGGCGACCTGGTGTTATTATCCAGACCGCCTTCATTTTTTTGCTTATTTAATGAAGAAGTTTAATTCAATCTGTTCAACAACTCTAGTAGGTTCTAGAGTTACATTAACATGGAATCTCTTAGTTTTTCTTTCGTAGTCGGTAGCACCAACTTCTACTGTATAACTATATAGACCACGTTTTTGTTTAATAACTTCTAGGAACTCAACTAGCTGTGTTGAGACTTGTGACCATGTAACTGCATCGTTTTGTTCAAAGATAAAGAATCTACAGAACTCTTCAAATGCTCGCTTAACGAATAAGACAAGTCTTACAATATTCAAGTCTTGTAGAGCGCTTGGTCGAGCTTGAGATGTTAACTGACCCCAAACAACATAACCTGGATTAAACTTAACAATTGGGTTTAGTTGTTTCAAGTACATCTGATCTCTTTCACCAAGTCTTGGATTGAACCTTAGTTCTTTAATTGTATCAATTGCAGCTCTAGTGAAGCCAGCTGCTGCGAACCATATTTCAGCAACATTATCATTTCTTGGCAGAATGTAAGACATATGGTAAATTGGTGAGAACCATGCATCCTGCCCAGTAAATACATCAAACACTTTATTATACGATTCATACAGAGCAACGAAATAGTTATTGAATGTATGAGTATTATTTCTCCTAGCAATTGATGTAGTGAATGAAGCATTATCACCATTATCTAGAATGGCAACTGCGTCACGTCTTGTTTGAACCAACGTACTAATTGATGTTTTAACATCAGTTGGATAACCTCCATCAAATACCATTGAGAAATAAATATTCTCAGTATCCAATACGTCATCGTCGATAATTCCAGCATAACCTTGAGCCAGTAGTGTAGTAGCTTCAGTAGTAACTAAGTCACCAGAAGCATCAAGTAATGAACCATCACTACCTTTTCTTAGCGGAACTGGTTCAGATGATTGGAAAGGTTCTGCAAATGAGTTGTAAGATTTCTTAATCCTGTATTCAATTTCAGAGGTGGGATCGAAATCTGATACGTTACCATTCCAACTTTGGATTCCGCCGGTTAACACTCTTTCAGTAAATACGTTAACTGTTTCTCCATCTACTCCGCTGGATGCTCCTAACCAACCCCAAATTTCAACGCCTTTTGCATCTTTAGCTGATAGAACGAAATTAGCACTTCCTGCTTCAGGAGTTTTATCCCAATCAGAGAAGTCTTGTTTCGTATCAGTAATTGACGCAGACCCTGAGGTTAGAGTTACACCAACAGTTCCAACATCTTTATCATAAACTCTTACAGCAACATCATAACCACCACTTAGAACATCACTTGCTAATGTCATATCAGATCTTAGAACTGCTGAATATGTGTTTAGGACATCAACAATCCACAGTGAGTCGCCAGCTTGGTCTTTGGCTGTTGGATCAAATGAAACTTCAAATGATTCAATTATCTCATCTTCTCCATCTGACTGTCTTTCATAAATGTCAATGATGTACTGATCCCATAGTGTTGGATTCGCAACTTCGGTAATTCTTACACCAAGGTTGTTATACCATTGCCCCCTTCCAATTGGATATAAGAAGCAAACAGGATATACTGGTGGGGTTGAAACCAAATTAGTTTTAATTTCGGTTTCAGAATTTAAACTATCAACAAAAGTAACTGAAATACTTGCTGTAGTATCTGTGGCACCAAACGTTGCATCTAATCTAATGTTGGAGTATGCTGCATCGTCTGAAAGACATCTGATAAAATAAAAAGCTCCAGACTCTCCTAAATAGTTATATGCCATGTAAGGACCTTGCCCGTAATTCTTTCCGTAAGTAACAATGTTCGGTTCGCCAAATTCAGCGATAAAGTCGGCTCTTCCGCCGATGAATTTTAGGGTGTTATCCTCTCCTTTTTCTGTTAATGCGCACATAAAACCAATGGTCGATGGCACTGCTTGCACAAACTGAGAAAGGTCAATAATTTTAGTGAATACACCCGGAGATACGTGTTGAGCCATATCTTTTTATTCCTCCTGTGTAAAATTCTCTATTAGTTTTTTAATCTCTAATGTTTTATCTTCCTTTCTCCAGGTCCTATAAGAATTGAAAACCTTTTAGACGTATAAGTACCACCTAAATATCAAACGTCTATCAGATGTTTTAATAATTGATGGGAATGTAACTCTTGCGAAGAGTGCAAACGGGCCACCGTAACCTCCGGCGTCCGATGAAGAAGTATATAAACCTCCCTCGCTTAGCTGCTTACCGTTCGCATCATCTACTCCAATATTAGTCGTAATTCTGATAACTAGCCATTTATCATCATTCAATGCATCCTGTTCAAACTCAACGGAGTCAAATGGATGTTTGTAATATCCTTCTTCTGGATGCGTTGAATCAACAATGTTATAATCAGCAGAAGAAGCGTCAGAAGCATTAATCATAATCAGTGAATATAATTCAGTATCTGTAATAACAGGCGGTATTGGATCTATTGGATCCGCAGGGAGAACACCTCCGTCACCAAGACCAAACCAGTTAATCCACATAGTATATGTAGATTCTGAAACATTAGGATTATCCATATTCATTAACTTTTGGGTAATCCATTCTCTACCCTGGTAAAGGACTAAGTTGTGTTTTCCTACTAGCTTTCTTTCACCTGCATCATTAACATCATAAATTTCTACATACCCTTCCGGTTTCACAGCTTTATCTCTAGATCCATCATCTCGAGTAGCGTCTCCCAGACATTTATCTCCATAAAAATCTCTTATCACATACTCTGTTGTTGAAATTTCTTTTTTTGCCATAGCTTATAGTCCTTCCAAATTGGTGACGTTTCTTTATATTTTGTTCTTAGGAGGCAGAAGGTTTGGAACCATTTACTATATATATTAATTGGTAAGAAAGGAAACTATTATTATAAGGAGGTAATATATGAACTCTGAAAAAATAAATAAGGTGTTCGCTTATGCTCTGGTGGTAACGGTGTTGGGTGCGTTCTTAATTGCTCTTATATTTGGAGTTTATAAATCATACTTTGTACCCAAAATAAGTTGGAGCAATATGACTAAAGAGCAAATGGATATAGAATTTGCCGATGAGATAAATCAGAATAAATATAAATATTTGGATAAGGAAATTGAATAACGGATAAAGAGGGGACCGGGTGTAATGAGCTTCAATTTGTCATTACAAAATATATACCGGTCCCCTCACTGAATCAATAGGCACGCCTATACGTTTTTTTGTTCTAATTATTCAAGAAAAGTACCACAGTTGGGACAAAACTTGAATGACGATTTTGACTTAACTCCACATGAGGAACAAGTCAATTTCGTTTGTACTGATACGGGTTGCTCAACCTTATTACCAGATTCAGCTATTCCTCTTAATTGAATAACAATCACTTTAGCTTCTTCTAAAACACCAATAGAAGCATAACGAAACTGTTGATTACATTCAGATCCTTTTACAGTTATTCCTTCATCCACATTTGGCATTTCAGAAATATTCTCTGCTGATGCCACTCCAAGACTATCCATGGTAACGTTGCTTTCAATTCCTCTGGATTGAGATCTCAAAGCATTACCTTCTGAATTTGAATACATGGCGGTTTCTCCATCATGCTTTCCAGCAGAAGATTGATTGCTACAATAACTCCAATCAGCATTAGTTCCATAATATTCAAATTTAACTGGTGGATTATAGTGATGATGGATTTCTTTAATTGTCTTTTCGATCATTGGTTTTGGTTGCGGTTTTTCAAAAGCAAATTCTATTCTTATTAATCCATCGTCTGCTCTGTCACCTCTGTGATCGCTAATCTCTTTCGTTTTATTAATAAATCGAAAATGATTGCGTGCAACATTTCCACGAAGAAAACCTTCTATTTCTGCTGATGCATTGGCTTCGAGAACTAAGCTGCTATTATCTAAAACATCTTCTCCATCAATTGAAATATTCACAGATGCTCTTTTTGAGTTTAGATTTTTTAATAGAATTGTATACTCGCTTCCAAAAGGTAGGTAGACTGATCCATCTTTAACTCTGAGGATTCGTCCATTTGATTTTACTTCAGCTACGAATTGATCTTTATAAGTCATGATTACATCTCCTTTTAACAGATCACAGACTAAGATCTCATAAATTTTAGTTTTAAGTCTGTTGGTATAATACGCATACTCATGCCTATGTATATATGTTCTTGCTATATATATTAATGACTGGTAGGAAAAGTTCTCGTTAATATTTCAAGGAGGTGTCAAATTGAAAAAGTATAAAATTAAGATCGAGAATGGTTCTGGAGAAGTAAAAGAAGGTGAAGTTAACGTCAGGACATCTATCGAACATATCGTATCAGCTTTTGGCAATCACGGATGGTTAGTAACAGAATATCATCCAGTCTTTAATGATAACTCTGAAACTAAACTGGCGGTCCCATCAATCTAAAGGAGGTGATCTCCATCATGAGGAACAACCGAGGTTTCACGCTTATTGAAATCATCGCTGTTCTTGCGATTCTTTCAGTCCTTGTAATCATCGCTATTCCAAAGTTCATAAAAGTCGATGATCGTGCCGAAGAAGTTGCCCTTGAGATGGGGGTCCAAGAATTAAACGGTCGGGAAAAGATGATATGGACAAATGAGAAAATAGGTTTTGACCGATCAGAAGAAGACTTCGATATTCCTGTTTGGACACGAATGACCTTAAACTTGGATATAGGTTATAAGTATGACCTTACAGGTACAGACTCATCTGGCGGGAATTTAAGATTTGGTTCCCGATCAGTATCTTTGGAACGTAAACCAGCCACCTTAAAGCACCCTGGAATTTGGGGTGGTACCGACTCAAAAGGTCGGAAATATGGGTGGCATAAAAATCCGAATAACCCGCATTACATTGAGTGATGCGGGTCATTCACTATCACTCATGGAGGTGTCAAATGGGTAATTACAAATTCCGTTATTGTGATCAATGTGCAAAAGCACACAACCTTGAAGTTATGGCAGTCAAGCCTGTAAAAGGCGAATGTGAAATCTGCCACAAACGCATCGAGCGTTTAAATGAAGCAGATGTGGAAAAAAATGATTACACGCAGATCAACGCCGGTTCGTTTCGTGTCGTGCAGCTGGACAACTTTGTTCCGGGTCTACCAGCCAAATCAGTTCATCCGACCTTACACTATCGGACAATGGCTCCGGACATGGCAATATACTTTCCTACTCTTGAAGATGGCGATGGAAAAAAGTCTCTTATCATTGCCAACCCTTTAAAGGGTGAGCAGATCCAAATCTTCTGGGATGAGTATGAATTTACCTCCAAAGTAATTGGGACGATTGTCAATGAAGAATTAGTCCCGGCGGAAGAAGCAGTTTAGTGTTAGAGTCGCTGATGGGGCATAGGGTAGTTGACTATGTCCCATAGGAGATTTTAATAACCCAAAGACATGGAGGTGTCAAATGTTTGGACAAAAAAGAAATAACATTAATAATCTCAAAAGGAAATGGATGGCTATCCTTTTCCTAGTTATATTTGTAACTTTCGGTATCTCGTTATCTGGCATGTTACAGTCTGAAATAAATATGTCAAATAGCAGACCGGTACCAGTTCAGGTTTCCTCAGAGGATGAATACGAGGAAGATATACCCGAACTTCTTGAACCCATTGAAATCGAAAAACCTCGTGAGCTTTATGTGCTCATGAGCTATTAGGAGGTGTCAAATGAAACAATTACAAAACGAAAATGGGTATGTCATTATTATCGCATTGATGATTCTTTCCATATTGACTATTATCGGTACAGCATCACTGAGAACGTCAATTACCGAAACACAAATTTCAACAAACAGTCTGATTTACCACATGAACTTCTATGCCGCTGAAAGTGGTATAGCTCTTGGGCCATTGTGGGCTCATCATGATTCTAATTATCCTAAGTCCGAATGGAGCAACGTTGACTTCGTAGGTACTGATGGTGGAGACCATTCCAATGGAACCAGGTATGTCTTTGAAGTATACCAAAAAACTGGAGTTGATCCTTCTGATGGGGATACTAAAGTTCAAAGGTATGGGGATGAAGATGGTGATTATCTCAATGAGATTAACTTCACCGTTGGACCTCCGCTGATCAAAGTTGAAAGTCATGGTACTCACATAGGACGAGGTGGGGATACTGCAATCGAAGCTAATTACATCTTCAGCCCCATCTTCATGATGCCAGATGCAGCACTTCGAGTTCACAGTAATGTGGATGGCAATGGTGTTAGCGGAAGTATCATTGGTGAGAATCCTTCTGGTTCAAGTTGTGGAGACGTTGCCGATATTATGTATGACGTCGGCGGCGGAGTCATCGAGTATGGTGGTGATCTTGGGGATACTCCATTGATCACTGAATCCGGTGGGATGTACCCGATACCATTGATCAGACCATTAATCCTCAAAAGAGCTACTCAGGAAATAGTCGGTAGCAATAACATCGACGAAGGATCAATCGTAACATCTGCTGATGATCCTGGTGTTATCTATATCGAGGGTGACGCAAAGGCTACAAATCTTGTGGGTCATGGTATTCTCTTCGTTAATGGGAATATTGAACTTGCAGGTAGTCTTGGTTGGACCGGAATCATAATTGTAAATGGAGACATGACCTTCTCAGGTGGTGGAACCAAAACAATTATCGGTGCAGTCATTGGTGGTGGAGATGCTGTCGCATTGAATGGTTCAGTAGACATTCAATATGATTGTGATGTTCTTTCAGCGCTTCATGATCAATTCTCAAATTACCGAATGACGTCTTGGCGACAAATCTAGTCGTCGGGAGAAGAGTGGGGACTTATGCTGGTGGGGGATTCCGGGGAGATCATCTCTGGGCCCCATCCCAGTAAAGATGATCTCCCTACTCTTTTTTTGTTATAATTCTTTACAGTAATAACTTCCGTTCCACATAAAGGAACCTTCAATAATTATTATCATGTAAAGATTAAAGAATCCGCTTGCAGGTAAATGTTCAACAATACCAAACCCATTGATCCAAAAGTTTGGAGCATTGGCTTTATAGTCTGGTTTGATATTGCATAGACAGGGTAGCGACGTTGCCATATGATATCCTTTACGATCTACAGGAGAAACTTTAGCATATAACTGTGGGTTGTGAACATGAGAATAAGCTACATTACCTTCAAAAGCTTCTAGTGTTTTTTTGGCATGATACATATTCCAATAGTATCCATGGATTACACTTAATTTACCAATCTTGTAAATTCCGTTGAATGGTATTATTCGATATCCCCTCTCGGTTAATTTCAAATTTCTATCAATATCTACCATATCTTCTAGCTCGGGGTGATACTCGATATACCATTGAAGTCTTTGCTCATGATTCCCAATCATAAAAGTTCTACGAGTCTCTGGTCTTGTTATGTTTTCATGAACCTTTAAAACATCTTCATTAAACATATCAAAATCCCTTAGCAACCTCTGTCCTTCTTTCAATAAAGGTTTTCGTCTATTCCAGCCGGATATACAATCCAACGAAAGTTGATCGCCCATATATACAAGTTCGTCTGGATCATAATCAACAATGAATTGGCCAAGAGCATCCATCACTCTTTCATCATAATGAGGGTGGTGAATGTCTGGCATTAGAACGGTCTTTTGGATTTGAAATGGGTCGCCTGTGGGTTGTGTTTTGAATTTACATCGACTAGCAAATGAGCCTGCATATCTACTTACGGTCTTCTCGGAGCAGCCAACAATCCTGGCAATCTCCCTGTTGTTTAAAAGTGAACCTTTACCTAACTGTATTATTTCATCTTTAAACTGTGACATATAAACCCTCCAAATGTTTAGGATTTATATTTTGTTCTAATAAATAAGTATAATGACTCAGTCTAACCCATTGGTTATAAACTAATTTCTTTAGAATCGAACTAGAGAGGATTAAGGAATAGGCAGGTTGAGTTGGATTCTATCTCCATTTTGTTGTAGTATAAAATCTCCATTTTGTTGTATGAGAAAATCTTGTTCATCTACAACTTCAATATTAACTAAGTCAAACCCATGAGTACAATCAAATGTTCCCTCTGAATCGAAAAGAGCAAAACCTCCTGATTGATAATAGTTAGTAGGTTCAACAAGGGTATCTCCAGACGTAGTGTCAAGATAATAAACTGAAGTTGTATCGGTTAATGTAAAACTAGTAACAATAGCTGTACTATCTAAATCTGCTGGGACACAATTAATATAGTCATGGATGTCTTCGCCAAAATCAATTTCTATTTCTCTACACCCATCAGTTACTGAACCAATATCGTGCCACGAACCACAATCGTAAAATTCCCTTGGATTTAACGAACATACAGCAGTTGAGTCAATGACAGAAGTTGAATCGCCAGCACAGCAAGGTTCACCACATGCCTGTCCAGTCAGAAAATCATGGATATATTTCTCAACATCGAATGGATTATCTTTCCCACCAGGTGGGGTGTCTTCAACAATGATAGTATTTGCTAAACGACTTCTAAATTCTATCATTTCAATTGGAATTAGTCTTGCTCTATAAGGTTTGAAAAATTCAATAATATCTCTTAGTTGGAAGAATAAAGCATCAATTCCAAATATGATATAACTTAAATTGATAAAACCAAAACTAATATTTGCTCTTACCCATTCTCCTAAGTCTGCTAATAGTGAACCTAAAATAATATCATCAGTCGTACCGAGAATATCTAAGTTATTTTTAAACGTAGGATTGAGTGCTGTCAGTAAAGTTTCAGCATCGCTTCTGTTTTGTAGAAAGTTTCTTGGAGTAACTCTAGTGAACTGGTCATAATACTCTGTACGTTGTAAGACTTGCTGAATCCTAGTATAAGGAACAATCCTACTAGTTATATCATCAAATTCATCTAAAATAACTGCTGCATTACTAGCATCAGTGCCATCATAGCAAAGGAAACTTTTTCCTGGAGTACCAACTGGATCAAATTGCTTATTAAACATATAAACATTAGAAAGATATAATGCCAATAATGATACTTGATCCCCAGTAATTGTAGAAGCTGCATCTTGGACTGGGGGAATACCAGTTTCTATCCATGATTGATATTGATCCTGGACAGTTCTAATAAGAATAGACACTCCACCTTCAAGAGCTCTTTCATCAAATAAAGGTTTAATAGCAAAGTACGGTGATCTTGATGGGAAGTTTATTTTATTTAAATTAACTAAGTTTCTTATTTGTGGTTCAGTTTGTATCCAATGTGGATCTCCGAGAGTCAAAAGAGAATAAGGTAAATATAACGGTGATGTATCCCCAGTTGTTCCTGCAGCAATGGTTCCTTTAAACTTAAGATCAGTAGGATCTTTATCCGGGCGATCATCAAATTGTAAATCAAACTCATATACGTCTAATTCTCCAATACCATTATATTGAAGAACGTCAACTAGAGATTGTGGAGTTCCTTTTACTTTATATAAATTGACAAGATCTAAAAAGAATAGAGCTTTGACTAAGAGGGGTTCGTTGTCAACTGGATTTCTTATGCTTGCAGAAAGATTATAACCAAAACTTTGAAATAGATCATCTAATTGATCATTTGGCATTTGATAAATATCTGATAGGTTTTGTTGAAAGGTAGAAAGAGTTCTATGAGAAGCATACCAATCTCTCAAAAAACTTCTGGTTCTTTCATAGTCAGGAGAGTTATAAGCTATTTGGTCGATAACTATACTGAATAGTTGGTTTGCTACACCGCGTTCATTTCGGGCAATCGCTTTAATAGCTTCTGTAAGATCAGTACTGCCCTGAACGGATATTTCATCCCATATCTTCCAAAAATCATCTACGGTTCTAGCCATTTAAATCTCCTTAACAATCTGCAAAACTGATTGTCTTTGATGACATACATCTATAATATCTATCTATAAGATACGCTTCATAACATGACTGTAACATCTGTCCACATGATACGAGTATCGTATCATTATACTTTGAAAAATCATCGTTGACTTTTAAATCTAAATAAAGATATATTAGTTTTGATAAATCAGTACTTAACGAATTAATGCTAGCTTCTAATGTGCAAATGCCAGCAGTAGTATCGCAAACAAAACTAACATCCGTTGAATCCACCACAAGCAATTCAAATGCCGTAGAATCAATTCCGCAAGCAATTTCCGATGTTGAGTCACAAGTTAACCTCCTGTATTCTAATAATGCGTCTAAAAGAACAAAGTCATCTGCTTGTAAATTAAATATGTTATCTCCTGTGGGATCCAGATTAACATATTGAGACGAACCTGGATAAATGATCATTCGGTCCCAAGCAACTCGAGGGATACAAAGAACATTCGTTTCACAAACATATCTATATTCATATGAAGTTTCGCAATAGTTATCATTAAACAACATATCAATAAATGAATTTGACGGCATATACAATTCCGGAATATCCACAGGAGCTGGAATTCTATCCTTTGTGACAATGGAGTTATCAACCACAAAGTAGTTGAACCAATGTTGCAACTCCGGAACAATTGTATATGAAGTCAAAATTGTTGCCATTCTACTCCCTCTCTTGATAGTCCATATCGGTTTTTAAACAATCTGCTGTACTGAGCATATCCAACATATGAACAAACATAGTTTCAGGGTTGTATTGCTTGAAACTAAAATCGCCATTATTCTTTGCGTCCGTACTCCATTGACCGGAATGAAATCTAACAGCTTCTTCCATTCTAAAGAATTCTTCTTCTGACATTATCTTACAGAAAGTTTCTTTATTTTCAGAAATCATATCGGCCCCCAATTTATCATGGGTATAATCAGTATGCTTTCTAGT